CATAGAAACGCCATTGCGAGCGGTCGCGCAGGTATTTCTTCGGTACCGCATGGATCATGGCGTCAAACATCGCTTCGACGTTCGTCGGGTCAAAGTCAGTCGTGCCTTGAACAAGGTTGGCCGCCTTCTTGAGCCACCCGTCTGTTTTCGCCAAGAACGGATCGCTGCTCGCTTTGTCGCCGTTAAGGAACAATTCTTCGAGGTCAACGCCAACACGTTCAGCGATCAATTGAATCAGCGTATCCTCGAATCCTTCGCGTTCGATGTTATCCTCAAGGGTCGAATCCGTGATCCCCGAAACGCCGATCACTTCGACCGACTCCAATTTATTCGTGCTGAATTCCGGCTTCGCTTCTCCAGTCGGTGCTTCTCCTTCCGTTGCCGCCTGCAAGATGCGCGAACCGAATGCGATGCGGTCAATATCGTGCGTATGGCTCGTCATATCAATTCGGCGCGCTTCGTCCAAAATGCGCGTCGCTTGGGAGACCGTCCGCACGAAAAGCTGTTGTTTCGCAGGCGCTAAACGAGACGCGCCAAGGTCGGTCGTCGTAATGGCTTTTAAGACGTTTTCCAATTTTCCAAGAAGCATGTCGTTCGTCATCATATATTCAACACTCCCTTTCTATTTTTTGTCCGACATTTATTTGCGCTTGAACCCAAACGGATCACGGTCGTATTCGTCTTGCGGCTTCGATTTTTCCACTCCGTCTTGTCCCGTCAGACGTTTCGAGAACGGGATTTTCCGCTTGAGTTCGTCAAGCTGTTTGACGACTTGTTCGTATTTCTCTTTGTAACTGTCGTCTTCGCTTTTGGTAGCGGCTTCGTCTTGGAGGCCTTCCTCTTCATTTTGCGGTTCTTGTGGCTCGTGATCCGTCGCCGCTCCTTTCAGCGTGCTCATGATTTCCGATAGCTTGTCATTTACGGGTTTCAACGAATCATCGATCATTTTTTGAACGTCCTCGACTTTCACTTCGTCATCACCTTCTTTCGATTTGTTCGCTCGTTCTTCTTCGGCAATCCGCAACAGTTCGTCAATGACTTCCTTCGCGGCTTTCAGCTTTTCATAGTTCGCATCGGAAATTTTTCGCCCTGCTTTTTCGGATGGTTTTAACCCTAGCTTTTCTTTGAATCTATCGAAAAGGCTCTTATTCGTCCGCTGTGGGCTTGTTTCTTCGTTCGAAAGGGTTACCCCTTTCCCGTCACTTTGCTCGTCTCCTAAAGCCGCCTGCGCGGCCACAGCGACACTTTGCGGCGAAGGGGATTCAACAGGGACGATGTTCTCCACGATGCGAACCTCTTGCAGGTCGCTGACAAACTCGACATCCCCTTGTTCGTTGATCGTGTAGCCGATTTGGAAGAATCGTTTTTTGCCGCTCGCCAAATCATCAACGCGGATCACAACGGAATCTTCGAAAATGGAATAGACATACGAATCAAACGCGCCGTTATCGAATGTCTGATAGACTTTTTCGCGCAACAGCTCGCTGATATATTCAAACGAACCTTGAATCGCCTTTTTCACCGCTTCTTCTCGGCTTTCTTTGCTCTTGATCGCGATGAACTTGGCTTTCGGGACAGCAGGCTCGTCGACAAGGGAAACGGCATTAACCACCCAATCGCCTGCGGAACGTTCCAAGTCGGCTAGCGTCGTGCGTTTCGCCGCTTCTTTCGATTTCAGCGCCACTTTCGGGACACCCATAATCGAGAAGCCCGTCAGTTTCCCTTCCTTCACCGCCTGCCACACTTCCTCGTCCTGAACACGAACGCCCATCATCCAACTTCCTTTCGGCACGGTTAAATCCTCGTTAATCTCCCAATCAAACGGCAAGATGTACGATTCCACCACCTTGCCGACATTGTTCAGCGTGTGTTGCAAGTCGATGTTGCCGTACTGCTCTAAAAACTTGTGCGCCACTTCTTCGATTTTCTCGGCCGTTACGACATCCCCGTCACTGTCCGGCTCGTCTGGAACAAGAACGGGTCCAAATACAATCCGTTTTTCCTCATTCTTGTGTGTGACTGGCGCTGTCAGTTCGTGTTTCATCCTCTCACTCCTTTCCGTCCGGAATCGTTTCAAAAAACGCGCTACGCCTAGAATGAAATCACCCCCTTTACGGATAGTAAGGCGTGCGAGTAATCGCCTCGCCCTTTTTCGGGATATACGGACGGCATCGGCATCGACAGTTGATCCATTCCTCGATGGGGCCGGAGCGATCCAACGGGTGCATCAGCCCGTTTGAGAATCGTTCATCCATCCGCACCACTTGCCCGTGAAGCGAATAATGATCGGCACGGTCTTTTGGGTTTCTGCCCCTCACCCGACTGTCTCTGACCGTCAGCCACTGTTTATACCGGACGTTGTAATCTTGCATCGTTTGGACAATACCAATGTTTTGCGCTCCCTGCACTTCCGTTCTAGCGATTGTTTGCAGTCGATGATCGCGCAAGTCTTTAAAATCCGCACGCAAATCTACGGCGATGTCGTCAATCCCTTTGCCTTCCTCGTATCCGCGAACCAACGTGGCACGGAAATCGCCTTTAATTCGCCGGAATGTATCGTCCGAAAAAACATAAACGCGCTCTCGCAACTCTTCGAGAACGCGTTCGCTAAATTCAGTGAAAATCACTTCCAAGCCCTGTTCGAGAATGTCCTCGAACGTCAATTGCCGCGCCACAACCGCACTTTCGACAGCCGCATCGGCGATCTCTTCCTCCATGTCTGCGAAAATGGGGTCTAAAATGTCAGCGATAAACGTTTCCTGTTCGAGAATCGACAACGGAATATAGCCAAGCTCCCGCAACCGCTGAATGAACAGACTCTCAAGCCCGACTTGTAACCGGACAAGACGCTGAGCAAGGCGTTCCTCGATTTCGGAAATGCGCTCGTCCTGCTCTTTAAACGCAGGAAGCGCGCCGTGCTCAACAAGGAATGACACAAGCTCGCGATCCATTTCCAACAGCTTGCACACCTTACACATGCTTGCCGCCTTCTTTCGTGGCAATATCAATCAGTTTGGCGTGCAGCTGTTTCAGCGAATTCAGTATCGCGTTCGTTTCTTGTTGTGAGGCGTCAAGTGGTTGCCCGAAAATGAAATGTCTGTCTAGGTTCGGGTCGTCAATCGGCTCCTTCCCTAGCTCACGCAAAATCATGTTCGGACTGTACGCACCGATGTCAAACAGGAATCGCAATTCCTCGATTTTCGCTTGCGTGTCTTTCGTGTCAATGTCTTTGAAACGGAAACGCCAGTCCGTCACCCCTAGCCCAACCAACAGCAATCGGTTCATCACATTCTCAAGCATGTCCTGTCGCGGCTCGATGACCGATTGCTTGTAAATCTCGGTCGACTCTCTCGCTGTTGAGCCGCCAAGCGAACCCTCAACGACAATGCCTGCACGATAAGGAGGAACGCCATGAGCAGACAGGATTTCGTCTCGGTTATCCGCCCGCAACATGCGAAAACTCGCTTCCTTCGTTTCCACAGACAGCGCTTGAAACTTAATTTCTATGGGCGTATCCGAGAAATCCCCCTGCGGTTTTTGTGCCGTCACGACAAGCGTTGAATGCCGGTTTCTCTTGATGTCCTGCTGAAAGTAACGGCGGATCAACTGCTTCGTTTGCTCGTCGAGTTCCGCCCCTGTCACCGTCACGACGTAGGCAGGGACGGCGTGATTTTCAAAGAAACTGATGTTGTACTCCGCCCGTTCGCGATCGGAAATAATCGCGCTTAACGCAGGGAGAATGTCCGGAAGTCCATAATAATCGCTCCTACTTGTGTAATTGTGGACGTGAATGATTTCTGTTGCCCGTCGTTCCATCGGAATTGAGCCGACAGAGGCGATTTCACCCGTAACGTAGTCCACATCATTTTCAAAGCCAAACCGCTTGAACCATACCTTCTTTGCACCTCGAATTTGGCAATACCGGTTCATATCCTGATGAACGCGAACCGTATGCGCCGGAATATGCTCCAGACCGATAAGCGTCCCATCTGCGTCGCGGATGACTTCGTAGTAGCCGTTCCCGATGGAATCATAGTCCACCATCACGTTGTTATTGATGTCGGTCAGCGTTTTGTACGGATTCGGGTTCTCTAAAAACTGCATGGCGATCTCGCGCTGTTGTTCGCTTGGGTTGTTCGTTTTCGCCTCAAGATACCACCCCAATCCGGCCGTGTCTCTCGCTTTTGTTTTGACCGCCCGATAATGGTACGGGTTGAGCTCAAGCAGTTGCGCCAGCGCTTCAAGATTGTACAGGGGTTCGACAAGCCCCAATTCCCCATACGCGCTGCCAAAACGGTCGCTTGGGATGGCTCTCGACTCGCCTTGTTGTTTGATCGCGTAGCGTTCGAGTGTGCTTTCCTCGATAATCTCTCCGTCACTCAACACATACGCCTTGGCCACTGCTTTCTTTTCCATTCCGCTTCCCTCCCTTCTGTTAGAAGATGTCGACTTTGATTGTTCCCTTCGTTCCGGCTCGGTCGAGGTATCGCAATGCCTGTGATGTCGCGTCCACTTGGTCGTCGGTCGGCGCGTTCGGGAACGCAACCAATTCCTCGACGTAATCATGCACCCACGGCGCGATGCTCGGATGCGGAATATAGACGTTTCCGGCTTCGAATTGCGGCGATACGGCATTCAGCCGCTCGACTTTTGTTCCGTTCGGCACAACAGGCAACATGCCGCTGATCTGATGACGCAACGCGTTGATAATCGCCGTCCCGTTCGCGCGGTCTTCGATAAGTTTAGCTTGCGTCTGCGGCCATTTAGACGTGAGCGAGACAATCGCACGGATCGACTCGGTGAAAGACAGCTTCGCACGGACTTGGTCAAGCAAGTACTTGTCCGCGCCTTTCCTGCCCCATACTTGACCGACGACAAACGAACCGTCGTTGGTATCCTTGAACGCAAAATCCCACGATTGAATGTATTCGTCCATTTGAGGGGCTTGTTTGTAATACTTGAACCACGAACGATGAATGATCGCGCCGCTTGGCGGCGTTGGACGCTGTTGGTAGAGCGCGTTCCATGTTCGGGAACCGACCGTCTTTTTCGTTTCTTCCGCCCACTTCTCGTCAAATCCGTACTCCGGCCATAACGGCTCGCCG